GTATCAAAGCATTTGTAAAAATGCGAAGTTCAGTTCCTAACTTCTTCTTTTCTGTAATATCCATAGCTATATAATACCTATGAATATTAAAATATTGTGCCTTTTACATATTCGGCATCTTGTATGACACCTTCTTCATCTTTCCAGTATTTACCTTGTAATTTTCTTGGCGAACACGGAAGGGGTTCGGGTTCTCATCCAAATCAACGGGTTTCTCTTCCTCCTCTTCGTGTGCCTGTTGTGCGTCCTCGTTCGGTTGCTCGTGATTGCCGTAAGCGAAGTCCATCGCGTCGTCGTATCCGGTTTCCTTTGGTTTGTAGTGATAATCTTTTGATACGGCAAAAGGGTTCGTCATTGCGAGACGACGCTTGAGAGAACCATATCCGCCCTCCATTCCAAAGACATCATTATCACCATCCACACCATATCCAAAGAACTCCTTTTCACCTGCGGGTTGGACGACATACTCTTTAGGAAGATAGACACCACCCGACATACCACGACCGACTTCACCTGCCGTGCGAAGAACATGATAAGTGCTGATTTCATTATTAGGATTAACCATACCGAGACCGCCGTCTCTATTGTATATTTGGCGGTCTTGGCGAACATAACGCGGACCTGCCGCCTCCTGTTCTTGTTCCCACGCAAACTTTGGACGATGATGCGAACCATAACCCATTGATACAGGGGGCGCTGCGGAGTTGAGTGCTTTTGCGGGGACAAAGTCCAATTCACGACCAGAACGACCGCGAAGATTTTGATGAGAACGGAAGCGACCGCCCGACATACCATTTCCACCGAGATCGCCGGGTAAATCAGCAAAAGGGTCTTGTTGTGCTGGAGACGGACTTCTTGAACCGGGTTGTGCGGGTCCGCCCTGCTGACCTTGCGGGGATGGACTTCTTGAACGGGCGGGTCCGCCCTGTTGGCCTGGTTGTTGTTGTGGTTTTTTCCTGCCCGGCTTTTGTTTCGGTTTCGTCGCATTATATCTGCGAATGGCTGCTTTAATATCGGCAACAACTCGTGCCTTAAAACCATTATCACGCAGTCGGGCTTCTATTGCTGCCAATGGTCGCCATCTTTCGCCACCAAAATCGCCAGGACCGCTGTCTTGTGTTGGCAATACTCTATCCGTTGGAAATCTGCTTCTGCGAACAAAGTCCTCTACAGCAGCGTCAATTTGGTCGGGAGATGCGTTTTGTGGTGGAACGGATTGGTCGCGTTGTCCTGGCTGCGCTGGTGGCGAACGGGGACGCGCTTCTGGAGACGGACTTCTTGAACCGCGTTCTTGTTCTTCCTCGCCGGGTGCGAGAACTCCACGAGATATAATCCAATCGTTATAGATTTGAACTGCTGGCAATGCCAAATCCATTAACGCCTCAACTGGAGCTTGATTTTGGTCTGCGCCTTGAACGGCAGCCGTATATTGTGCTTGTGAAAAGGCACCTAATTCTACTCCAATTTGAAGCACACCCACTATATATGTTGATGCTTCCTCTTGCCTCATCCGTCCAGCCCTAAACTCATTTTCTAAGTCAGCAATCGTCCTTAACGGGAATGTTGTTTGCGGTGCTTGTCCTGTTTGAGCTAATTGCCGTTGAATGTTGGCGTATCTTGCTTGTGTTTGCGGGTCTAATCCTATATCACCTCTCGGGTCGTAAGGATTGCGTTCTGCGATTTCTGCTGCTTGTGCGGCCGCTGCTCTTGCGTTTCCTGCGATGACTTGGTCTGCCATCCTGATTTGTTGTGCTGCTTGTTTTGATGCCATAGATGGAACGGGTGCTGATGGTGGTGGCGGGTTCTTTGCGAATGTGCGATTTATATCATTATCGCGTGAATACTCGGCAACATCCTTCGCCCCAATCGTGCGGAAAATGCCGTCTTGGATATTATCGGCGGCGACATTCAGGAGTGAATACATGTCGCGTAATTCTCTACGCACGAGTTCATATACTTTGCCCTGACGCGTTTCAGGTTGTCCCTCAAACTCGGCGCGAACTGGCGCAGGGATGTCTTTAAACAATTCAGGATAAGATTGTCCCAATTGACGCATCTGGTCCATTAATGGTGAGAAGTAAGAAGCATACATTCTATCCCTGACCCGATTATCCAACTGGACGTCCTTGAAAAAAAGGAATACATACGACACCATTTCGTTATACGCTTGAAGAAACTCTGCTTTGGAAGCAATCATCGTAAGCAAACTGGATTGCTTCGTTGTGCCTTTCAGTTGATTTAGATCCGTAAATGGCGATGCTTGAAGTTGCGAAAACAGGTCTGCTTTCTGCCCGAGTATCTGCTGTAATTTTGATATGTAAGATTGTAATTTGAATGCGGCTCCTGCGTCCTTCGCATCAATCGGTTTAATGCTTTCGCTTTCGCCCTGAACCTGACGCTTCTCCATATCAAATACGCGTTGCTGTTGTTGGCGATTGTAGTTCTTAACATCATTCATTTCACGAACCCTAACAGCATTAGGAACACGATTAGGAACTGCTCGGTTTGACATAAAGCGTCGTTGGTCGCCCTTTGCCCCGCCTGATGCGCCGTTGCCTGCTAAATGTTGTTTCGCAATATGTCCTAAAGCATCAAATAACGATGAACCGATACTGCTTACTCCCTGTGTAAATAAATCAGTCCCTTTCTCATAACTGCTTCTATTTGCCAATCGGTGTGCTTCTGCTGCTGCCTCATCCGCTTTCTTCTGTGCTGCCTTTTGTCCGTCCCAGTCGCCACTAACAAGGTTGTCCCAAAAACCTTTGCCTTTTTTCACCATTGTAGTTATGCTTTATAATAATTCAATAGATTAAAATATTATAAAATTGTCGCTAAAGATTTACAAAAATGCGAGAAGGGGGGCGAGATTACTTGCGACACCACCCAAATCACTCCAAAAATCCCCACCTGACATGCCTGCCCCGTGTGTGATGGTTAGTTTGCCTTTTCCTCTGCGGCCACCACTGCCGACATTTGATTTACCGGCAGTATCCGCCATATTGCCGTATGAATAGCGGGGTTGTCCCACTTCAGCACTGACGGCAGGTTCCATAATACCCGATCCAGTCATAGATGTTCCATACAATTCGGGTTTCAATTTGAGTTTATGAGAACCACCAACAGCACGACCGCCACTCGTTCCCATACCTGCGAATATATCGCCCATAGCATCAGCCATCGCCATATTTCCATCGTGAGACAACGCCCCGCCTGACATACCCATACCCATAGGCATAGAAGAGTTCGCTAATCCATAATCACCCCCACTCATCCCGCCACCCTGTCGTGCCTTAAGGTGATTTTTGAATTGCTTCATCATGGCATAATCTGCGAGTGCTTTCTTCATAAGCATAACCTTTTCATCACGGGGAACATCGGCGGGTCTGCGTCCTCCTAAAAATGCTTCAGCAAGGGGGGCGCTTCCTGACATAAGAGCAAGTTCGCTACTAACTCCTTCGTTTCCGCCCGACTGACCTGCTCCCAAAAAAGGCGCTATAGCACCGACAACCTGTGATACAGGTTTAATTACGGACATAAAACCATCACCAAAATCGCTCCAAAAATCGCCTCCACTCATTCCGCTTCCATTAAGAGTGCGGTCATCAAGAATGCCGACGAGTTGTTGCTTCAAAGGCACAGCACCGCCACTCATTCCACGACCACGCCTTCGTCCTCCTGCCATAGCATTTGGATTATTATCCTTAAATCCCGAAGGAAACCCATCAGTTCCACCCTGACCTTCTAAAACCTGTGTAGTGCGACCGAGAAGTTCGGGCATTCCATAAACACCGGCGCCATTGCCTTTCTTTTTGCGAATACTCGCCATGTATGCTTTTGCTTCAGCAGAACCCTTTACGAGATGCGGACGCTTTCCGCCTGATGCCCCGCCTCCTGATAGTCCGCTTCCAGTAGCTTTAGAACGGCCAGGCACAACGGAAAACTGACCCGACGCAGAAGCCACATCCGCCAATTCAGCACCACGCCTAACACCGCCAGAATACCCCATACCTTTCGCGACATCGCTAAACGGGCGACCCATACCACAGGAGTTGCCACCCGACATACCGCCTCCCTGATGCGTAGGGCCAGCGTTATACTGGAGTGTATCATTCTTAATATTGGCATAATCGTATAAGCGTTGCGACCTCGCCAAATCACGATTATAAGTAGTATCGTAAGAAGTCATCTATATTGCTTTATAATATTCGGGGAGATTTAAATATTATAAAATTGTCGCTAAATAAACATATTGTTTTTTTTACATACAGGTCAAATGTCTCTTCACACGCCCACCCGAAGTTCCACCGCCTGAAGTTCCACCACCCGAAGTGCCACCGCCTGAAGTGCCGCCACCTGAAGTGCCGCCACCACTGGCACCATAACCGAATGCGCCGAGTGCCTGTTGAGCCATAGGAGCAACCTGACCGACAACACCTGCGACATTCTTAATGGTCTTCATAATGTCATCCCATCCACCACCAACAAGGCGTTTGACATCACTGCCTGACATACCAGGTTGAGATTTAGCAGACAGCACATCACTTCGCGACAGAATTGCCGTGTATGTCTGCGAAGTTCCACGCTCCAGCACGAAGACACCCGAGTTCATAGTAATCAAGCAAATCTCAAGGTCATTCACAGCGAATGCTTCGTTGGAATAGTTCTCAAAATCCAACTGGAACTGGAGCTGAAATTGACCGATACTTCCGGCACTAAAAACATCGTCTAACTCTATGTGGTTTCCCATCTCAAGACACAAGACGGAACCGCAAGTAGCGATCTCGTTGTATCCCTGTGGATACTTTCCAACGGCACCACCAGTGGCAACATGTCCGCTGAACTCCGCCCAAGTTTGATTGGAACCGCTTTCAACAGACATACGCCACAAGTCCCACTGCGTCGCAGAAGACAAGAGACCTGCTTTGTTGTTGAAGTTGATGACTATCTTTGAGATAGGCAAGAAGTGGTCGCTGTCATATAGGGTTTGTTTGCTTACCTGTTTGCGAACACAGATAATCAGTTTATCGGGGATGCTGTTGAGGGAGATGGATTGAGAATTGATGGAAGTGAGTTTGGAAGGAGAGATGACACCGGTTGTGGCGCTCTTTTGTGCTGCTGCCATTTGAGTTCCAATAGGAGACAAGTAGCGCGGATATTCAGCAAACGGGACACAATTGCGCGCACTGACAAGGTCGCTGGGCTGACGAGTGTAATACTGGATATACAACTCGGCTTCATCAATCGCCGTAAGAGAACAAGCAAGGTCGGCGTATGCGGGGTTATTGACAGGAACAGCAGGCAAATAAACATTTGCGAGAAGAGCAGATTGAGCGGAGCGGAGGATACGCGAAGTATCACTCGCCAAGTTAAAAACGCAGTTCAAAACCTGAATGCCGTAGAAGCCCTGATTGTTGCTCTTCGGGTCGCACCAAATCAAAGGCGACAACATAAAGGGTTCAATCGTCTCAAACTTAATGACGATAGTTCGGGCTACTTGAGTGGGGTTTGAGGTGTCATAAGGAGTGTTGCCAGTGATGGAAAGCAGACGGAAAGACCCGCGTGGCTGGAAGTCCTGATCGTGAGCGACATCATTCCAAGCACCAAGAGGGTTGTTATTGGCGCCAATAGCATCCTGATAGTTGTAATAGCTGTCATACATAGTCGGGCATGTGTTGTTATAACGGGCGAGGTCGCGTCTGTCATTGAAGCGGAGCAACTGGAACAACACATCCTTTTCATTTTGACTAATAGTATTGTTGTTGATGGTGAGCTGGCAGGTGTTAAGAGCGGTTTGAAAGGGGAAAGGTGCTAAACTTTCACTAAACCCATAATTGACGGCGAGGGTGCCATCAGGTGTAGTTCCATTAATGAATGTCGCATTAATGGTAATCTCCATAACATTCCTTATCATGATGCGTCTCGCGAGGAGGGTGCTTTCACTCGGCGTCTGGATATTGAAAGTAATACTGGAAGTGCTTTTGGAAATAGCGTTGTATTTGGAGGGGGTAATATTCTGCGCCCCCGCGACCACTGCGTAGCGGACGCTGTCGGTGGTGTTGAGAACATCGTAAAGGACCTTAACCTTGCTGAAATCGCTGGAAGACATATTGTGGCGTTTTATAATATTGACGGAGAAGAAAATATTATAATATTGTCGCTAAATAATTTGCTTATGATGAAATATTGTTGAATGCCTTTTTCCTAAACATAATTTTAAGATGAGCCCCGCATCCGTTCTGTAAATAGAAGTCGTGATAGAACCCATAGACATCTACCCATTGGACGCTGATTTGAATTGCTTGAGCGGGTGTATTTCCCTGAAGATCCAACAAACGATATTCGGCGGTTGGTTCATAAATGATATTCGGCAGGTATTCATCACCACGAACTAAATTAACCACGAGGTCGGTAATCTCGTTGCTAATGTTGTTGTTCTGTTGTGCCTGAATTGACACACTTCCGCTAAATATTCGGGGGACACCGATGTTAGAAGGAAGGACGGGGATGAGCGATGCTAAAAAGACAACCCTTGCGATAGGACACATAGTCGGGCCTGTGCCGTATTCTTGCTCCATTACTAAAGCGTCCCATATCTGCGTTGGACCGGGTATGCCTGTTGAAGCGGCGACAGGTGCGGGTGGATATGCCGGAGGCACATATACACCCAGCGCCCTTTCAAAGTTGGCACCCATTTTGTTATACACTCGCATCATAAAGCTTTCGCCGAATGGCGAAATGTATGAATTGAAAATCCATTCAAAACTGCTAAAGAGTATGTGGAGGGGTGCGTTGAAGAACAGATTGATTTTGGCGTTGGATAGAAGCTGTGGCGTTTGTGCGTTGTATGCGGTTGTGGAAGCATCATAAGCATCGGGGAAGTTATAGGGAGGTCCTGCTACAAATGTTCCAGCGGCGGTTCCACCCTGATTGAAGAGTTTATAGGGTGATACAAATGACATCTTACATGTTGCGTCGTCCCATCTAAAGAATGGTGGATTATCCGTGTCAAACTCGGGATTGGCTGTGATGAATGCTGGACCACCAACAGAGGTCGCGACAGCATCTTTCAAATCCTTATAGCATTCTGCTAAAGCCGCGTTCAACATAGAAATCCATTGACCCCACGATTGAACCCAATAGTATTCGCCGGTCGCCTGTTCTAAAGTCATCTGTCCGGTGAAAGTAGGGGGGCGAAGACGCTGGTTCTGTATGACCCCAAGATTTGACCTGTGTGGAATATAATACACAGAAGCGTTGGCAATCACAGGAACACCAGCATCAACGGCGGCGTCCTGAAGTGCGAGAGTAATCATGTAGTTTGTCTTATTAGGATAGTTCGCATCGTTCGGCTGTTGTGTGTCTATACTCGGGAGGAAGATCGGCAGAGAACCCGCAGTATCAAGAGAGAACCTGACGATACTCATAAAGTAATCACTCGGCGTGTCAAGCAGATTGGATGAACGAACTTCTGTAAATGCCAGTTTAGCGGGTGGAACCCCGAGACCGCCAATCTGTTCGTTGGCGACATCAAGATTGTAATAGACCTGCGTAGGAGCTGATAATGACATTGTGCTATATAATGTATCTTAAGATTAAATTATTGCTAAATAATCTAATAGATGCGACGATTTTAAGCGTTTTTCCGCCAATATTTGTATTATTCCTGTAATAATGTAGTATATAGGTGTAATAATCTAATATATCTACATTATGTCGTGAATAATTTTAAAATTATTCTCGTAATAATCCATCCTATAGACAATTATTTACATTATTAGTGTAATAATGTGAATATGCGTGTAATAATGCGACATTTTGCGATAGATCGCGTCGGTTTTTATATCCTTTTACTATATACTATGCCACATGACCCCACGCGAATACTATTTCCTACACGCCGACGCTTTGGAAGCAATTTACCAAGCGATACGCCCTCTCATCCCATTAGCAAAGTGCTACATCAACTGCCCGTGTGGCGACCCCAAGTCAGTTCAATACCTAAAATTAAAACAGCATATATGTTCTAAAAAACATCGCAAGGTCTTACCTGTTCCATTAGTGGCTGACTTTCTTTAGTCGCATCGGGAAGACGATATTAGGGTTCATCTTCTTCATATTGCCAGTCGCACCTTTAGACAAGTTCAACCAATCCTGCGGAGTGTTAGATACTACACCAGAACAAAAGACCGCCAAAATGAACTCACCATTGGTCGTGTAATAGTCATAGAACCGCTCTATAACATGCTTCCCTCCATACGAGTTCGTCGCCTTCTTACTATAGGGCGGACACTTCTCATAACCTAACATCACATCCTCCGCACACCTTCTTATCTTATCAAAGTTCGCCTCCGTGATACGATTGCTCTCCTTCTGTGCTTCCTCTGCGTCTTCATAGTATAAACCATCGTGTGTAAGAACTATCTTCTTACCCTTACGGCTATAGGGCAGGATTGTATCGTTAATCATCTTAATCCACGCCTCGCAATTCTCCCAAGAACTCATCATCGTCATTATCGTTATATTATATATACTGATATGAATATATACTGATAAATCCTTTAATATCTTTTTCATATGTATTTAATTTTATTGCTAAATAAAATCAAATGCTAAATATACCGGCAGTTAGTTTTGATCTAACGACCTCGGGGTTATGAGCCCCGCGCGCTTCCTCTGCGCCATGCCGGTTGTGTTTGTTTGGAGACGAGTTTTGTTTGAATTGTCTAAAGGGTTTGGACGCGTCTCATACTACCCAAAGATAATAATATCGCAATTTTTCTGTGGCAAGGTGGCGATGTGGCAATGGTTTTTCATTTCATTTAAAAACAGAAAAGACCTAACACTCCTAACACTCCTAACAAGGTGCGACATTACGGGTGGATGTGTTGGTTTTGTTAGTTTGTTAGGAGTTTTTGATTTTCAAATTAACTTTGAAAGCATTACCACCTCACCACCTCACCACAGCAAAATTAGTAAGGATAGAACTCTTCCGCCGCCTTTTTTGCTAATTCCCTGACCCTTGCGAAATAATCCCTCATATTATCCGTGCCTAAAGATTTGAAATATCCCTGAAGAACATTAGGACGCTGTGCGTTCTCCGTTATATTCTTAAGAGCATAATCCACTCTTGAAGACACCATCTTTGCTCTTTGCTTGTCTATATCTATAATACGCTGTCGCCTATTGATGTCTGCCTGTTCGGCAGGCGTCCAAACATGATGAGCGCTGATTGGTGGTTTGCCTACGACCTTTTCAATCCCACTCTTGATGTCATCCCATATACCATCACCTCTCAATAGGGGATTGCGTTTCGGGTCGGTCCTGTAAAACTGCGAGTTCGCCATCATTCCTGCGCCTTGAAGATGATAGAATGGATTTGACTTCCCACCGACGAATACAGGATTGGCGAGAACATGTTGCTTATACTTATCATAACCAGGCACAAAATCATACATACTTGATGGATAATACTTATACGATTTGCGAACTTCGGTTGGATTGTCATAGCGACCCTGAAGTAAGTATAGTGGATCGCCGTCGGCATAGATGCGATGGTTCTTCTGCGATAGTGCTACATTTGGAATATCATCGGTCTCAATGGCAGGATTGTATGTTCGTGCTTCCTTCACCATTCCCTTTTTAATAAGTTCGTCAATGAGCGTCCCGCCGAGTGAATGACCCGTCGCGTAATAAGTAAAAGACGCGAGTGGATATTGTTGTTGGAACTTACTGACTTCCGCAATATCTTCTTTGAACCGCTGACTATCAGGTATGACATTAAATGCCGTGCTGAACCACGCCCGAAAATCACGAAAGTCCGCCGTGCCACGCACTCCAATAACCATCACATTCTCGCCGTCCTTTTGATAGATGACGAGTGTCGGTGATTTGAACTTTAGAGTGAAGCCGGGTATATCCTTCATCTCATCGCTTGTGCTTTTGTAAGAATTGTCGGCAATATCTTTTAAGATGGACTTATCGGGCAGACCTGTTGATGAGACGGAACCCTGCGGATTGGCGACGGGGCCGTCTGTAATCAATTTAGGGTAATCGCGAATGGTCCGCCCCCACGATGTTAAAGTATCCCAAAATCCGTCTCCTTGTAATCGTTGTTGCTTTTTTACTCGTCTTCGGGGCATATCGCTAAATGCTGTATATAATACGGCGAGAATTAAAATAAAATAATATAACCTAATACTATAAAATGTCAATCAGTAATATTCTCGGTTTTGATGGAAAAATCATTCCAGGTGTTCTACCTAATCCATATCCATTCCCCGCATCAGCATCAGGTCTCGGCGCAGTTCTCGCAGTAAATAACTCGGCACTCACGCCAACTGGTCCGCCAGTTCCGCAATCCATTACTGATGTCGGCACTCTTTCGGCAGCAAACATTCAAGCACCATTCGGTTCAATATTAGCACTCAATAGCGACCTAATTCAAAATGGCGTGACGGCAAATCTCGGGATACTTCCTGCGGGGAACTTATCACTACTTCCTACGGGAAACATATCAATCAAAGGCGCGCAAACAAAAGGAAGCATGTTGGTTGGTGATGGAACAAGCACAAAAGAACTCATTGTTCCTGTCGCCCCCGCACTTCCTAACGGGTCTGTTCTCATTTTAGACAGCAACGAACCTCTCGGTATGAAATGGGGTGGAGAAAGTGGCGACATCAATTCAATCACACCAGGCAACAATATTGATATAATAGGCAACCCTGATGCTGCGAACCCGATCGTCGCAGTTAGAAACCCGCTGAATGCTACACTCAATCTCGGCAGTCAAAATATAACTGGTGGTTTAGGTCTCGCAACACCTAATTCATCGTGGAACTATCAAGGTCTAAACTTTTTTGTTGGTGGTCCGGGCGGTGGTTCTGTGGAAGCAATTTACGGACCTAATTCAGTGGCTCTAACCACACCCGCTACAAACACCGGTGATGTGTTAATAGAACCAACACGAGTTAAAGTTCAAGGTCCAAGCAATTCAACGCCGTCTTTCACACAAATAGAACCGCTCTTAACTACAATCCAAATCCAAAATGGTATAACTAACGAACTACAGCAAACAACACTCGCATCAAACACAATCACAACAGCATACAATAGTAATACTACTATAACTGCTGATGCTAATTCTTTTGTATCAGCAGGCGGTTCAGGAACTACATTAAATTATAATGATGTTGGAACTGCGACATCTTCATTCGCTCAAGTCATAGCAGCCAATCTCGCATCGCAACAAATCATCATTCAGGATTTAACTGCTACACCTAATCCCGCAGGAGCAAGTTATACTATGGGACTTTCAACCGCAACACCGGGCGCACCAACCGCAGTTATTTCAATGGCGGCAACAACTCCAACCACTTCTCCATTCCCTAACATAGATGCGAACGCAACCCTATCTGTAGCTACAAATGCCGCTTCTCTTTCATTATCGCAATCCGCCCCCTTTGCGAATACGACCACCATGACTTTAGATTTAAACAACCTTACACACAATCAGGGGACAGGTTCTGCTTCACCTGACGACGACTTCACAATCACAACCAATAAAACGCTCCTTCTTCAAACTACAGGTGCTTTTCCAATCAATCTGGAAACACCAGTAGGGCAACAAATCAATATCATAAACGGCAACACCATCTCACTCACAGGTGGAAACTACATAAGTGAATATAGACAGGACGGAGTATCAATCACAGAAACTATTACTGGTGTATCACTCGCAAAGGCAGAATTAATAGCAGGTTCAGGAAACGCACAGATGTTCGTTGGTGCTGGAAACCTCGCAACCCCAAATACTCATTATGTAAGAGTGGAAACTTCGTTAGGCGGAGACGCATTAATAGAACATCAAACAACATCAGGAACAGCAAGAAATCTCGCTATAACAAGCGACGGAAACGCAACTATACAACCAACAGGAGTATTGAGTTTAATAGGTGGTGGTATAATCGCAAACGCAGGGACGACAGCAGGTAATTCAAACTCAACTCAATTTTTAGCGAGTGGGGTGGGCGGTCAGTCATTCCCTATTGTGCGAATGGAAAACACAAATGCGACTGGAAGTGTAGCGTTGGAAGTGTATAAGAATAAATCTACTGCTGGAAGTAATGGAGATGTGCTTTTTAATCAATCCGTATATGGCAAGGACAGCACAAATGCGAAGCAAGAATATACTCGTATAACTCACACGATAAGAGATGCGACAGCAGGAGCAGAAGACGGCAGTATGGAACTTGGTTGCTTTGTGAATGGTGGGTTCGCAAACTTTATTCAACTCAACGCCAATGACACCCCGATCGGTGAAGTTAATTTTACTCGCCCGCTGGACTTTATCGGCGGAAGCGACGCAAACTCCACTATTAAAGTGAGTGGTGCTGGAAGCGTCAATCTTAATTTAGACACTACGAATAGTGCTGGGGCGGGTGCTATTGTTCTAAATACCAAAACTGGAACTGCTGGAAGTGGCGCTGGATTAAATCTTAAAGGAAATACACTTACTGATGTTAGTGCTGGTGGAAGTGCGGGTCAGTATCTTTGTCTAACAATCAACAGCGTTGTTTATAAGATTGCGCTTTTGAATATTTAGCATTAGTTTATTTAGCGACATTTCCGCCGAATTATTTTGTTAGGATATAATATAAACCGCTCAAACATGTCTGCTGCTTCCCTTTTGTCCGCATATGACGGCGCCAATCCTGCTGTTCTCGTTGTTGCTGGTGCTGGTGGCGCCGGCGCAACCCCCAACCTCGCCGCCGTTCTCGCCGTTGGTAATTCCGCCGGCGTTGATGATATTGATATGAACGCAAAGTCCCTTCTTGATCTTCTTGACTTAACTGGCACTACTGCCGCCCTTTTAGAAATAAACTCTGGCGCCGGTCAGGGTGTTAAAGTTGAAGGTGCTGTCGGCGCTTCTCTTGTCTCTGGCGGTGTCAGTGGTTGTGCCGTTACGGCAGGTGGCGCACTCACTTTGACCGCTGGTGCTGCTGCGCCCGGTGGTCTCGTCCTTACTGGTGCTGGTCTTCCCGCTACTGCTGCTGCTTCTGCTGCTGCTTTTGCCGCTGCTGGAACTGCTGGCGCTCTTGCCACACATTATCTCCCTATCACTATTGGAGCAACGGCTTATTATATCCCGATGTCTGCTGCTACTTGGTAATTTATACGGCAACTTTAGCACAATTTAATATCATGTTATTATAAATTATATAATATCATCATATAGGAATAATGTCAGTATCACAAATACTTACCGATTATGACGGGCAACCAACTTCACTTTGTATTGCGGGTGGTGGTGGCGGTGGCGGTGTCGTCAGTGTCGGTGCTGGACCCGGTCTTACAATAACTGGTGGGCCAACAACCAATCCTGTTGTTAATTTAGGATTTACAGGACTTAATCAGTTGCTATATGGAACAGGTCTTAATGCTGGAACACTATTAGGACCAGGCGCACCAGGCGACTTTCTCCGTATCAATAACGCAATCACGCCCGCTTTAGAGTGGCATCCAATCTCCGCAACTGGAGTTCTCAGCGTCTCGGCAAATCCAAACGGCGCTTGTTTTGTGAATAATACCAATATCAACACACCAGCGGTTGCGATCGCCTTTCCTGCTGGTGATAAAGGTGCCATACCCGGCGGGAATGGAACGATAAATCAGGGTAGTTTTAATCCCGGACCACTTGGGGATGGATCGCAGCAGAATTATGTTCTTACTGCCGATAATATGGCGGGAGTTGGGTTCTCTTGGAAAGCAGCCGCAGGAGCAGCGATTTCTGGTGAAGCACCTTTAGTGGAGTTTGTTGATGGAACATTATCCAAAGTCGGTATTAATTTTGGTGTTGGCGCGAATGGTATAGGGCAAATCCCCGTCGGGATAAGCGACCCTGCTGGCAAATTAGGAACTTTAACACCCGCACTAACAGCAGCCGAAGATAATTATGTTCTTACGGCGTCCAGTGCTAATGCTGCCGCAGGTGGAGTGATATGGAAGCAACTCACAGGACCGGGTGGGGCAATCGGCACCAATGCTCCACTCGTTGATACATTCGCCGCCCCGAATAATACAATCAGTATTGATTTTGGTGTTGGCGCTGCTGGTATAGGGCAAATCCCCGTCGGGATAAGCGCCCCTGCTGGAAAAGTGGGAACACTAACTCCCGCACTGACAGCAGCACAGGATAATTATGTTCTTACAGCATCCAGCGCAGCCGCAGCCGCAGGTGGAGTTGTGTGGGCGCCGGTGCCGACAACAGCAGGCACAATTGTCAATAGGGCTGCGGCGCATCTTGGTCCTACTCCAATCGCCGCACCAACATCCGTTAATGCCGAGATGGTTTTAGTCGCTGAAGAACCGATATTTGAGTTCTGGTCGGCATCAGGCACGGCTGCTGCTGCCGGTATTTTGCCGCCTTTTACTTCACCATTATTCGTCGGCAAAGTATTCACAACTCGCGCCGAAAATATTCTTGTTGGCGCAGTAAGCACTCCAGCAATCGTTCTGCTTGATAGTGGAACTCCTATATGGTCGGTTTGGGGTGGGTCAGTCCCGGCATCTCCAGCGATCAATGGTTTTTTTAATAGCGGTAATCCACAAAATATGGTTCTGTATGGTGATTTTGATGAGATTGGAACTTATGTTGCCGCAGCAACAGGTCCTACTATTCCTGAAGCATATCGTCCTTATAATGTCGCCTGTTTTGATGCTGACGGACTTGGTGGTGTAATATATGACAATCAAAATCGTTTTTCTTCAGCAACTTCAAAAGGAATTATTGGGGGTCCTGTAATATGCGCCGCAGAAGGAAGTGTTGCGTTTGGTGAGCCAGCATGGATATTTGGTGGTTCGTTTAACGAACTTGAAGGCGTTCCATTAACTCCGCATAATATAGTATATATATTCTTTTATCCAATCGTGCCAAATATAGCACAATGGGCCGTTCCAGTCGGTTTTGGGACTGATGGACCGGTATATTCTTTAGTATATGATAATCCAAATCTCTACATCGGCGGAGATTTTCAAAACTACGGGGCGCCACCTGCTACAGCGGGTTCCCCTTATTTATATAGATACGAATTAGCTACTTCTGTTCCTACTCCGCTTCCAACAGCTCTTGTGGGATTTGTTCTTAATATGGAAATATCAGCCATATCGGCAACCCGATTAATCGTTTATGGCAATCCAAACGGCACTGGCGCCACAGGTTCGCGTGCTGTTTTTATTGATACTGGAACACTCGCAATTTCCGCATCAGGTCTTCCACCGACAGCAGCAGTGGCAAACTTCCCTTTGAATAAAGCCAGTAAGGCCATTACATCAGGAGTTTTAATCGTAAATCCACCTGCTGCCGCCACAGATACTTATGATATAATAGCAATCGCAGGTGTTATAGGCGACCCTATCTTCGTGTATATTTTTTCTGCGGCAATAGGTTCGTGGGAACTCGCTGGAAGTGATGTGCTTAATGCTCTCGCCACCAATAACCCTGTTTGTATGTATTATGACGGGACTGCCGCACCATCACCCGTGTTATTCTGTCAAGCAGACGCCATACAATATGAATATAATCAACTAACCGCTACTCCTACAGCATCATTTACTTTAGCCAATGGGTTTTTATTTAATTCTAATGTTGCCACCACCACCGCAACTATGAACGCAAATACATCGCAATATTTTATCGCAGGGGTTAATGGGACAAAATGGATATGTTCGGGAGCAGCGGCGCCGGGTTTGGCTTTCACATAAATAATCTAAATATATGTTATAAGGATGCCCGTTATAACACATATCGCACGACAACTATTCACATATCCTTTCATCGTGAAGGTGTGGGAAAAAGCAACCGCTAAAGAAGCTAAACTATTTTGGACTAACCAGCGCCCTCCATACTCCAAAACGAGTTCCAACACGACGCGATCTTCTTAAATATGTTTGGAAAACGCATTTATATATCCGTGAGAAAATAAACGCACGCATATATACTGATAAATCATTAGCGTTGTGATACAAAGTTCGCAACAATCTCGTCGTAAGACAAACCGCTTTCCTTCTTAACCCTTGACATAAAGTCATAGTAATCGGTCAGGTCTTGTCCGTGATTAAGCATCTGCGACAAACGCATAACATCGTGCGCCCCACATGTTGCTTTATCACTGCCTTTGCTTTGATATTGAACGGGATTGTGAATAACATTAAACTCCTTCTGCGACTTTAGAAGGTTGGATAGATACGGGACTGCTTCACCGAGCATCTGCCTATCACGCGGGTTCGTCCATTTAAGCGGGGCATCTATTGCCGAACCATAAGAACAGAAGAACTCAATCGTGCTTCCATATCGCATAATAAGAACCCAATGACCGCTATTCGTCTCTTGCTGATATAATAAAAAAGCATAGGACTTATCCTTCGGGAGCAATTGTGTAATGGTCTTGTAATTCTTAAGGTCGCTGTATCGCATAATCTTCGCATTCGGGTAATAGGCGCGAATGTCCGTATCATCCATCGGTTCTTCTATAATCTCTTCCACGATTGGACTTTCCTTTTTGCTTACTAAATCAATATTCGGTGGAAGTGCCGGCTGTTTTGCTCCACCCCTTAAATGATGGAACGGAGAACCGCCCCAGAGAACTTTGATTGCGAGATTATTTTTTGACATCGGGTCATCCTTCCACGACCCCTTAATTTTTGTAGCTCTTGCGAGATATGCGGAGCGGTGTTTTTGGGCCTCTTTGTTTCCTTCCTTCATCCCGTAATCAATAAAATCGCCATAACCTTTACGCCCGAACTTGACACCATTGAGTTCTAATTTATGGACGCCATCGGTCGCATATTTTAGATTTTTCCAGTCAGCATAGCCCGCCTTCTTTGCGAATGCTTTTGCCTTCTTCAAATAATCATCATTGTTTCCCGTTCCCTCCATAAACATATCCCTTCCTTCATAATCGCCGTCGCTGTCAAACTCTATTGGCGCGTCAAAGTCAATCGGCATCCAACCCGTCTTCTCCTGTTTCTTCTTTCTCCTTCTCTCCTTTTCCTCCTTTTTGGACTTTGCCTCATCCATATCCGCAATCATCCGGTCCATGCTTTCTTTTGCTCCTGAATAACTATAGTCAAATAATCCTGACCCCCTATACATCATCGGGTTATTCGGGTCAAACGGCATCACTTTAAATTGTGATGGATCGCCGATAAACTGCGGTTGTTCGGGCAGGATTTCTTCTAATTCATCGTATTTCTCTTTGGTTGTTTCTTTGCCATCTTCGTCATAATAGACATCCTCATCGCCACCCCAATCATATTCACTCGCAGCACCTCGCATGTGAAAAAAAGGGTTCTTACTGCCTTTAATCTTCTGCTTTGAACCTCCTTGATAATAACCTTCAGGTGCTGGTGGTGGTGGCGGTGGCGGTGCGATCATATCATCATCATCTTCTTCCTCTTCCTCTTCGTCTTCAGCACCCAATAGTGCGGCACAATCGGCACATACTGGTCCTTGTTCTGTATCTCTTCGTCCAGCATATTCAGGACTTCCCCACATAACATCTTGTCCGCACTCGGCACAAACAAAAGCAATATCGCGAGCAAAATCATCTTCACTTTCCTCACTTGCGTCTTCCATACTATCTTCTTCTTCCTCTTCTTCTTCCTCTTCTTCGCTTTCTTCTTCGCTTTCTTCACCCATCGGGTCATCACGCGGGGCAGGGTCGGCACCGCCCGCAATTTCGTAAGGTTGCGTTGTGCGTCTTTCATTCTCAATCCAATCCCATTCATCATCACCCATACGACATTCGGGACATAGATGAACTTCATTGTGTATCTGTCCGCCAGTTAAAATATTATCCATATCATCACCATAATAACCACCACCACTCATTTTTGGAACCGGTATTCTGTGTTCTTTAATCGTCGCTACAATTTCCGCTTTATCGGCGCGGGTGATGGATGGAAGGACAATCTTGTTATTTTCCTTCGCCCAATCGGCAACCGCTTCAACGAGACAACGACGGGGTAATTCACTCGTCATCTTCTTCATCTCTGCGTCGGTTAGATCGTCTTCCAATTCAACCACTTCGTTTGCGTGTCCGTAAGGTTTGCGGGGCAATTTCCATCCTTCACGATTAGGGTTAGGGCCACGCATCGCCATCTTTGTTTGGCGGACGCTGGAAGCATGTTTGCGTGGATGCTTCGGGCATTTACCCGATTGTGCTTGTGGAGCATATTGTTCCAAATCGTCCATCTCTTCTAAATCAGGAAACTCCTCATCTATTTCTGCTCTAATTTCGGCAGCGGATGGTTTAGATACACCGAGTGCCGCCCTCGCTTCAGCATTTGGATCGGGGGCGTATTCTCCATATTTACCTCCTTCATCTGCGTATGCTGATTGACGCCGTCCTTTCTCGTCCCACCATTTAGGTCCTCTTTCCCGAGTTGGTAATTTCTCCAACCTATAGAACTCTTCGTCTGTCATTTTAAAACCATAATCTTTCTTCTTCGGTTCGGCTGCTGATGGTTTAGATACACCGAGTGCCTTTCTCGCTTCAGCTTTAGTTTCACCTGCCAGTCGTGCTCTTTTAGCAACTATTGCGTCGTCTCGTAATTTAATCATTTCTTCCATTGGCACATTAGTTCTCACATTTGGTTCTTTTGTTTTTTTCGCTTTTGTTGCTGCTGCTGCCGCCGCCCCCTTTGGAAGAGGGTCAAGTTCTTTTAGTATCTCATTATAACTGCTTCGCAAATAGCCCGGTTTTTTCTTATTGTCAATCAACTTCTGTTTAAGTAATGGCAGGGATTTTACAAAAACCTCATCACTTCCCGACTTTACAAACTTCCTTCGGGCTGGATCGTCCCAAAAAGCAATAAACTTTTCTTCTTCTTCGCGGTCCGCATATAGTTCCTTTTCTTTAACAGGGTCTTCTATTTTTGCGTTTCGTTGTTTAGTTTGTATCCAACCAGGATAAACGACACTTTCGCTCATTGTGAATAATATAATCTATACAAAGAAAAATATATTATTCGCTAAACCTATTATTCGCTCATCTCGCTTCCGCTCGCAGTTGCGACTTTCTTATTTGCGTGTCGGCGCTTCATTCGCTCCAACACTTCGTCGTGATGACGCTCATAATACGACGCTGAATGCTGTCGGCATTTCTCACGATATTTATCAGCATGTGCCACACGCCATTTCATTTGTGCCTTCTTCGCCGCTTCGCTCACCTTGCGTTTCACCGGCACGATTTCGTTGATTTGGAGTTCCATCTTTGCTTTATATACTGATAATTCCTTTAAGTATATATA